CAAATCTTTTTTGAAAAAGTTGTTGATGTAGTTACTGATATAATTGAAGGCGTTTTTAGGGGTAAGTAATGGCTAAGGGTGTAAAACATTATTTCAAGGATGGTAAATCTCACAAAGGTCTATCTCATAAAATGCCAAATGGTCAATTGCATAGTGGAAAAACTCATGGGAAAACTTCTCAAAGATTATTTCATTATGGAGAATTATCTAAAAAAGCAAAAGCAAATGCTAGAAAATCTTGGGGCAAGTAATGATTGACTCAATGCAAATGCTAACAGTCATTAAGGAAACCCTTGAAAAAATGGGTTCTAAGTATGCTAGCCACGATGCTCAAATGCTTGTTTATCGCACTGGTTTAGTAGAGTCTAAGTATCAATACATTATGCAAAAGGGTGGAAGCAATATAGCCAGAGGCTTCTGGCAATGCGAACCTTGGGTAATGGTATCTCTATGCAACGACTATCTTCAGTATAGAAAAGAACTGTTAAAAAAGGTTGCTAGCATATGCTATTTAGACTGGAGCTTGTTTACAAATCCAGATGAAGATAAATGGAGAGACATTCTTACAACAAACTTAATAGCAGGTATCATTGCTTGTAGACTACACTATTGGAGAGTGCCACACTCTATGCCAAAAACATTGGATGAGCAAGCTAGCTATTGGAAGCGCTGGTATAACACCTCAAAGGGCGCTGGTACAGAAGAGCATTTTAAAGAAATTGTAATGAAATATGGCTGATGCAATAGTCCAAGACGTTGATGGAAACGTCATAGGGTGTAGATATTGTGGTAGTCGTTCTATAAGAAAGTTTGGTTTTTTATATAGAGCTAACAGTAAAAAGCAACAATGGCTTTGTAATGCTTGTGGAAAACGAAGCGTAAATCCTCTTGTGCTAGAAAAAGCAGAGTTTACAACAGAACAAAGAGACCCTGACTACATACCAATTGACGAATTAATAGAGCATAGAAAAAGAAAATATGCTGTTAAAATAAAAGGTAAAGAATCTCGTCAGTTAATAAATATAAAAATAAAAACAAAAGGCCCTATAGGTATTTGCCATTTTGGAGACCCTCATATTGATGATGATGGTACTGACATTGCTGAAATATATTCTTTATGTAATTTAATAAATAAAACAGATGGTATGTTTGCCGGCAACCTTGGAGATGTTCAAAATAATTGGATTGGTAGGTTGTCTTTTTTGTATGGTCAGCAATCTACTACCGCAAAAGAGTCTTGGAGACTTACGGAACATTTTGTAAATAGCGTTAATTGGCTCTATTTGATAGCTGGAAACCACGATGTTTGGTCAGGTGATGGTGACCCCTTAGATTTTATAATGCGCGACCATAAGGGCGTATATGAAAAGTGGGGAGCTAGATTAAACTTAATATTTCCAAATGGCAAAGAAATAAGAATAAACGCTAGGCACACATTTAAAGGTAATTCAATGTGGAATAGCGCGCATGGAGTTGCAAAAGCCGCGCAAATGGGCTGGAAAGACCACGTGCTAACTTGTGGACATACTCACGTTTCAGGGTATCAGGTTTTAAAAGACCCTGCCTCCGGGCTTATATCACACGCATTACAAGTTGCTAGTTTTAAAATAATGGATAGTTATGCAGATAAGCTAGGGCTTGATGATAAAAACATTTTTAATGCGCCGGTTACTATTATAGACCCAAAATATGATGATGATGACAATAGGCTTATTACTACAATATACAATCCTTACGAAGCATCAGAGTATCTTACTTGGAAAAGAAGCAAGAAATAAACTATTTGATTTTTATTTAGATACTTACTAACTTCTGCTAAACACAGCTAAACCAATAGCAATGCAAGGAGTAATAAGTTGCAAGATTTTTTTACAGTATCACAAGTGGCATCAGAACTACACTTATCAATAGAAACAGTTAGAAGATATATAAAAACCGGAAAGCTTAAAGCAAGCAAACCCGGCAAAAGTTTCATCATTATGAAAACCGAACTTCTAAAGTTTATTAGTAACGCCGAGCATAAACCATTAGCAGACCTTTAATTATTAGTTCTTGAGCTTTAGTGAAAGAACTAATAATTAAAAGGATGCAATGAAAAAGCAAGAGTCACAAGCAAGAAGGGAATGTGCAAACTATAACAATGGTAATTGCTTAGGCATAATGTTTTCTAGGGAAAATGGCAAACTAACTACAAAAATTGATGGTAAGTTTGCCGGGAAAAAATGCATAGTAGATACCAACAACTGCTCATACTTCAATCAAATTGTAATAAAAGGAGGTCAATTTGCCACAAGATGACGACAAGGTTCTTAGTTTACGAATCGAAAGAACCGAAAAAACAACAGAAGAAGATGTTAAGCAATTTTATATTCGAGTTTATAAAATGGCTGAGAATCTTGGTTTTAATGTTATTTCCAAGGCCGACAACAATCAGCTTATAGCCTTTAGGGGGAAAGAAGATGGAGAATGAAAAGAACCTAGACGAACTTCATGGCGAAGAATTTGGACACAACATTGATGTTCATGTAGACAGAATACTTTGGAAAATATCAGAGTTAGAAGACGAGATTGAGAACATAAAATACAAGCAACAAGAGTCTTCTGAGTTTTATGACAGAAGAATTGAGTCCGTCAATAAACAAATTTCTTACAGAAAAAACTTGCTAGAAAGCTATATGCAAGGTCAATTCGATACGAATGGCAGAAAGTCTATGGGTTTTCCAAATGGAACGCTTAAGATGACAACTAGGACGACAAGAGAGTTTGGCGATGACGAATCTCTAATAAAGTTTTCTTATGCAAACAATATATCCACTAGAGTTACAGAGAAACCGGATAAGAAAAAAATTGCAGAATACATAAAGAATACTGCTGATGCTCCGGTGGGATACAAGGAAACAAAACAGACAACATTTTCTTACAAAACAACAAAGTACAAGGAGACAAAATGAAGTTAAATGAAAAGCTAAGCCTTATTCAGACCAAGCTTAAGGTCGGTAAGGGCCATAGGAACGATTTTGGTAAGTATAATTATCGAAATCTTGCAGATATATTTGAAGGACTAAAGCCACTGCTTGATGAAACCGGTTGCTATGTAACTGTTAGCGATGAAATAGTATGTGTCAATGACTTTAACTACATAAAAGCAACTGCAACATTTAGCGATGGCAATGATACTATCACAACTGAAGGATGGGCAAGAGAATCTGTGCAGAAAAAAGGAATGGATGACAGCCAAATTACAGGTGCTACTTCATCGTATGCTAGAAAATATGCATTGAATGGCTTATTTGCCATTGACGACACAGAGGATGCCGACAGTATGGACAACAGAGAGCATAAGACAGTAGTCAACTCACCATCACTTAGCAAGCAACCAAATAAGGAAGTTCAGCAAGTATCTGACGAATGGAATGAAGAGTCAAGAAGTTCCGGAATACCCTTTGGTAAATATAAAGGAACTCCTTGGAAAGACGTACCTGAAGATTACATTGGTTGGATTATTGAAAAGAGCGATAATGCTAATTGGAGAACTATGGCTAACGCAGAGCTTGTAGCGAGAATGACTGAAGATGCTAGCACAAAACGGCAGGTCGCGGCGGAAGCTGATTCTAGCACGGAAGAAGTCAAACAGGCAACTAAGAAGGGTTTAGAGGTCATGGAAGAACTTAAATTGGTAGTAGATGAGGATGACGATGACTTACCTTTCTAAGAAGTCTTCCCAAAAAGACATTGTGCTTGACTATCTTAAAAAGAATAAGCGTATAACATCTTGGTTCGCCATACAAGAATTTGGCATAACAAGACTAGCTGACGTTATACACAGGCTCAGAAAAGAAGGTTACACAATAGAAAAAACTATGGCTACTCACAAAAATGCAAGAACAGGCAAGGTTTCTACATTTGCAAAAT